CTAAAATAATTTAGGGAGAATTGGTACATCTGCCGTTAAACGACGGATGTTTATTGGTGTTGAAAGGCACCAAAGGTTAAAAGGGTTCGATAGTTTAACTATCAACTTCCTTCACAGTGAGAACTGGAAGATAAGTTTTAACCCATTCAACTGGTAATTCCTCGTAACTCAGTATTGAGTTCACGAGGTCCCGTTGTTGCTCGTTTTCGAGTTGTAGGTGGTCGAATGGAAATTCTGACCTCTCCATGAATTTAACAATAGAGAATTGTCTATTATAGACTCTTCTACTGTTATATTCTATATGGGCTCCATCAAAGTCTACACTAACCGCTATGCGGTTAAGTAGAGTGGCAAATTCGAGGATATCCTCGACTTTTTCACCTTCTAAAGAATGTGCCTCCAACAGTTTAACTGTTAGTGCCTTTTTTAGAGCTTTAAGTCTTACTATGGGAATTATTTCCCATGGGAGTAGGACCTGTCGGAAGTTAGAATCTCCTGTGCTAATTGCCTCACGCTCAGTGTTAAAACCTATGTTTTTACAAAGAGTTGTGACAGTTAGTGCGTCAGTACTAAATAGATCAGTATTATATACTTCATCTAATTCTGTACACGGCACGAAACCATTCTCTACTTCACGTAATGAGTTCACCTTACTTTGGATCATGTCCTGGGATTTCAGAATGGATAGAATACTCATTCCAATCAGAATCCTAATGTGACAATCCTGGTCTTCTAGTAATTCTTTAAAAGAGTCGCTAGTTATCCAGTCATTCTCAACCAAGTACTCAGTTGTTAAAAAGCTGTATGGTGAGCCTTTGTTTTTAGAAAACTTAGAACTCACAACAGCACTGAGCAACCATGGTTGGAGTTTGTCCAAATACCTTTCTTCTGACGTTTTCAACGTACGTTGAAGCGACGGAAAGGACTTAGGTTTTAGGGCTATGCCCCTTAGATTACATACACTCAAGAGTTGTGGTATGTTACGAAAGTCTTTTGACCGGTTTACTACATTCGGACTAATCCGACTACAGTCAATACCGTTAATTGCAGTTCTGCTACAAAACTCTGCTACAGAGCCTAGTTGGCAGGATACTTTAGATTTAGCTAAATTGATTGGAAGATTAATCTTCCTACAATAGCTTTGATAACAGTCTAATGGATCATAAATCCATAGATCGTCACCCACCTTACCGTAAGGTATCTTCTCAGGAAATATTTCCCGAAGACCTTCACGTTCAAACATAAAATGTATGAAAAGGTGATCTGTAAGTGTTGCAATGTCAAAAGAACCGTTAGTCCCCATACCTTGACCCTGGCCATATTTAATATAGCCATCAAGGTCGGGAGCATACCACGTACAGTGCACAGTTAACTGTGCCCAACACTCTGAGATACCAGCGTTAAATAGATGTTTCATCGTGACCTTTTGAAGGTCGTGATGGAATCTATCTGTCCATGCGGATATGTCATAAAACTTCAAATTCTGGCTATCCAGAGTATGACCATTTATTACAACACCGCTAAGACAATCTTTCTGGAACTGGATCATGGTTTCTACACCATCTTCCTGGTTCATTCGGAAATCCTGTTTAAATAGGAATCCGATAACTTCTTGAACATGAGC